ATCTCTATCAGCAATAAATTTATTTAGAGAATTACCAGTAATATTAGTCAAGTAAAAAGTCTCATTGTTATCAAAATATCTTTTTTTGTTTTTTGTCAATACATTTTCAAAAAAGTCATCTTTTATACTAAACTCTAAAGTAGGAGAATAAAACTTGTTCTTTAAATCTTTAGATCCAAATCTTTTAACAAAGTATGTAAATTTATCTAATAAATTATCAATGTCAAAGTGTATTACAAAAGGTCTGTTAACTATGTTCGTGTTTTCAAGTTGCATTTGATTATGAATATAGTTAGTAACATCTACAACCAAATCTTTGTCTAAGTCGTCCATATAAAAATCAAAAGAATTACTGCTTCCTGACATAATATCACTGTAAGATACAATATTACTGTTTAACCAAGATACTGTAGGACTTACCTTAGAATTAATAACGTTAAAGTTGACATCACCTACATCTGAAAAATATATTGTGTCTCTTCCAACACCTTCGTTAAAGTCATTATTTAAAATGTTTATTTTTAATTTAAAATCTTTTGTTTTTGTTGAAGAACTTCCTACATCTTTTAGCTTTAAAAATACTTTGTAATTAGAGATATCAAAAAAAGCTGAGTTGTTGTAGTCTACAATATTGTTTGCATGGAAAGATTTGATATCAAAATTTAAAAGTGCAGCTGAATGTTCAAATCTTATAAAATCTTTAGTCTCAATTCTATTTTCTATCTCTAGGGTATCATTTAAAACAATTTGAGTTTCTCCTGATGTTCCATTAATATCCTGTGTTAACAATAACATGTTTTCATATAATAGGCTTGATGTAATCTTTAAGTCTTCGTCGTTATTAATTGCTATGTTTAAACTTTGTAGAGTTGTTAAAACATCATTGCCTATATTAATACTTGTATTGTTTACATCAAAAATCGTATTATTGTCAAACTCAAAAGTCTTTATACTACTATTTGAGTCTCTAATAGTTAGAGTATCACCATCAGCGGGTATTGTTAAAAACTTTACTGTGCCACGTGCTTTTGTTTTTATATTTTCTTTTGCTATTTTAAATAAATCAATAGTTGCCGCTTGTCCTACATTTGAAAAAGAAGCGTTATTAAGACTTGTTTGCAAGTCAGTTACATATGAGTCTTTTGTTGGATTTAATATAATAATCATTTCATTAGCCGTTCATTATGTCTATATCATTGATATATTTAAGCTCAAATATACCTCCCTTTGGCGGGTAAAAAATTCCATCTTCATATCTTTCTAAAGAACTAAAATTGTTATCTGAATATGATCTATCTGTTTCAAGATCGATAGAGCTTATAGTTTTACTATTTTTTGTTTGAATAATTGTTCTATAATCTGAGACAACAGTTAAAACTTCAGGCACATCAAGCGCAATCTTTACAATGTCGTTAACATTAATTCCCTGTCCAATCTCTAAAGCCTCAAATCTCATGTTAAGATTAATTTTTTGTTTTACCTTGTTAATAACTTCAATTGGATCGTTGCTTTCTCTTATTTTGACTTTAAGAAAAACACCGAAGTTAAAAATTGAAGCATCTATGATGTTAAACGAATCCCCTATAAGACGATATTCGTTTATAAACTTAGAAAGATTGTATTTAATTGCTTCGTTAGCATGAATGTAAAAGTTTTGTTCGTCTTTGCAAATAATATAAAGATCTTTAGAAACTTTTGTATACTCATTATCTAAAATTGCTGCTTTGCTTATTCTACCAAAATTTGAAGGCATGGTATGTATTCTTGCTAACAAGTCTTCATGATTTACTATTCTTGATTGCATTTTTTTTGCTGTAGGAATGCTTCTAACTAACTCTTGAAAAGTTAGTGCATCTGTACCCCCTACAGATGGGTCTTTGTTTGAAACTGATAGCGATGTTATAACTCCATCTGATATTATGTTTGAGTTTGCAATAAGATTTGGGAATTTAAATTTTAAATTGCTAATTTCATTTATTGAACCTGCAGGTGTATTGTGATCTGTTCCTCCACCTGACTTATATTTTACTGTTAATGTTTTACCAGCAGGTGTAACACCTAAACTTGGACTATTGATTAATCTTTTAGGGTCTAGTGAATAAGCGTTTTCATAGTCTCTGCCTCTTAAAGGCAGCGATATCTCCTCAGGGTTTGTAAAAAACCCATCTTCAGATATATTGTTGTTTCCATTACCAAATCTAATCGTAGTTAAGCCATCGTCAAAATCTTTTTCAACTATAAATCTAAAAGGGGCTGGGTTTACGCTAAAAAACGTATGTTTACCAGATTCTACTTTCTGATATACTGTGTCTTGTGATAAAAACTCAACTTGTTTGTAATCATTAATATCTGTGCTATTGTCAGAAACTTTCAATATTTTTGTAACATTTTCTTTAGATAATGTGTAGCTCAAAAAGTCATCTATTTTGTCTTCGTCAAAAGAAAAAGTCTCAGATGTAACTTCTCCTGATGATGCTATTCCTGAACTTTCAATCAAATAGTGAGTCGTTGTATCACTATTGCCTATAGATAAACTTTTGATTATTTTATGATCTGAAAAGTCTATGTCTTCTTCTAATAAAAATGGCACTCCAGACTTTGAGTTAAAACTAGTTTCTTTTAATATTATAGGCAAGTATGTAGGATCTGGTTCTGTATTGTCTGAACTATTAACAGGCGCAAAAATATATAGACTTACTATAGTTGAAGAAGGTGATGCAAATCCGGATGTTATGTTTGATCTTCTTAAATGGCTGATAATGCTATATTCACTTGTAGCCGTTTCATAGTTTAACTCACTTATTTGTTGGTCAACATAATGTGTTAAAGATTCGCCAACAATCGCTGCAAAGTCTAGTAACATCCCACCTAAAGATGCTTCGGAAAAATCTTCTATTTGATCCGAAAAGTTTTTTCTTGCATAACCTAGAAGTTCTTCTTTGAACTCTTCTTTGTTTTTATTGATAAGTCTAGGTCGACTAATATAGTTTTTTTCTTTATTAATAAGAGTTGAATTTGACAATTTTTCTACCTCGATGTAAGTATTTTTAGTAACAAGTGGCTTTTTTCTCCAATTATATTTATTGAATATTCAACTTTAAGTTCAAAATATGCAGGAGTATTTTGCGTTTCTAAAAATTTTTGCGAAGTAAAATTTTCTAATAATACAAAAGGCATATATTTTAGGACAGCTGTCTGCATTGAATTCATAGCTCTTTCTTCAACGTCTTCGACTTCAGTTGAGTTATATAAATCAATTAAGTCAGTACCAAAGTCAGGCATACACAAGTATTCACCTCTTCTTGTTAATATTAAATTTTTTAAGTTGACTTTTACTTGACTCTTTACATCATAAGTCATTTCAAATAAGCCTTCATTTAAGGAAGACTTAGGCCTTAAAGGCAAGTTAATCCCGATAGGCATTTTAACTGTGCTTGACAGCTTTTCTTTATGATTTCTGTGTCTAACATAATCTTTAAGAAGTTTTCCTGAATTTTTAAATTTTATTTTTGACATTATAAAACTCTTTTAAATAGTAATACATAAATATTAACATGTACAGAATATCATGATGTTTTAGTAAACTTGCTTAAAATAAGATCAATGTTGTCTTCAATTTTTTTTAGTCTTAAAGATAACTCTTCGTTCCTTTTAAGTAAAGAATTTGAAATTTCACTTTCAAATTCTGTAATTGCATTTTTGTTTTCTTGCTTTAACTTTTTTAGACTTTTATTGAAGAAAGCTTCTAATGTTTCAGTATAGACTTCAAATGCTTTTTCTGTTGTCTTTGCGTAATTTAAATTAAACATTGGTGCTGATGCTATAGGTGCACTTGATAGTGCGTTAAAAATAAGTCCAAGATTTGTATTAGCAGATTTCTTAAAGTCAGAAAGATTTGGGGTAAATACATCGCTTAAATTATCGTTTATCTTAGCTTTTACATTTTTTGACTTTATAAACAAGTCTTTGATGTTGTCCATACTTTCTCTTTGCACATCTAATGTTTCTTTAAGAAATACTTTTAATTGTTCGCCTAACACTAAACTTTGCATTTCTTCTGAATGACCTAAAAAGACTAAGGCATTTCCTCCATGTGATTTTCCACTAAGCCGATTATATTCTCCAATTAATATTTTATTGCCTTCAATGTTGATATTACCACTTTCATTTATTAAAATAAAACTACTTTTATTGTCTGTTGCGTTAGGCTTTAGAAAAGTTATCTGCCCGCTTGTATTTTCGTGTGTAAAAAAAGAAATATTGTCTGAAATTCCTACAATGCTTGATAGTTTTTTTTCTTTAGGACTGCTTTTACCTTTAAGATCAGCTATATTATAAAAAGTATTGAAAGTTTTTTCAAGCGGCGACTTTTCGTGCAAAAAAGAGTTTTTTGTCTGTGATATTGCTTTGTAGTCTAACTGTTTATTACTTTTTATATATGTGTCCTTGATAATAGAATCTTCAATACTGAGTTCAGAAATTATAAATTTTGACAAATCAGAATATAAACTTTGATTGTACTTTTTTACTGTTAAGTTTCTTATGTTGTTTTCGACTAATATTGAATTTGGAAATTGTGATATTGACTTTATTTTTTCAAAAAATAGACTGTTATTTATTTCTGGACAAATATCTTCATCATAGTAACAAAGTTCAAGAAATTCTGGTAATATTGTCCCTTCTTTGTCAATTTTTGAATAAAGCTTAGTTAATTTTTTGCTGTTTCTTCTTTTGTTTTCGTTTTCACCTGCAATTAATTCTATTTTGCCGCTATTGAAATTATCGAGGCCTCTTTGAACTTGAGATGTTTCTTTAACGTTGTTCAAACTAGATTTTGTAAGTTTAATAGAAGAATTATATGTACCTTTTAAAACTACGTCTGTACTGTAATTCTTAGTATTTGGTTGGGGTTTTAATCCGTGGCTTTTAATTTTTTTTGAAAAATATGGAGTATTTAAAAATTCCTTTGAATAAGAAGAAACAAAACTAATATCAGGATTATAGATACAATCTTTATAATTATTGACATTTTGATTAAAGTCTAATATTTCTAATGCACCTATATTTGATTGTTTATGAAACAAATCAAAAATATCATCCCTTAAAAGTGAAAAATAAGTTGATTCTCTATCAAAAAAACAATATGACGTATCTTCAGTATTGTTTAAGCTATGAACTCTTCCTAGATAATAACCGTCTATATTAAAAGCTTTACTCTTAAGCTGTTTTTTACTTTCAAGACTGTATCTGTAAAACCATACAACTTCACCTATCTTTATAGGTAGTTTAAAGTGTGATGACAAAAAAGGTATTGCTATGTTATAGTTCTTTTTGATCGGCTCACTTTCTTGATAGTCTAAGTCGATACAGAAAACTGTGCCTGGAGGTAGAGAACTTAAAAACTTGCTAAATATTTTGTCGTCAACACTAACATTATTTTTAAAAAAAAATTCTGTCAATCCTATGTCATTTAGTTCTTTAAATATTTTGTTTTCGTTACCTGTATTTTCATCGATGACGTAAACAATTCTTGACTGTACAAACATTTGTTGCCTTTATGCGTTGATTTTACTAAATATATCATCATCAGATATTTCTGCGGATTTTTCTTCTTCTTTAGCTATAAGTTCAGCTAACTTAAGAATTTGATCATTTGACTTGCTCATTCTTTCAATATATTTTGACAATATCGAACCAATATTCATATGTTCATTAACACCACCTTGCATTGAGATGTATGCATCATTAAATAATAGTTTAGCTTTTTCTCTGTCTTCTAGACAGTTTTCATAAACATCTTTCCAAAGCATCTTTTTTTTATTTTCAATAGAGCCAATCGAGTCAAGGATGTCAGCAAAGTTTTTGATTTGTTTTTCTTTTTCAAGATTAGTGTCTATTTTACTAGAAATAGATTCTATTTCTTTGTTTTTCATTTTTTTTACCTTTCAAAGTAAGTAAAATTTAGTATCAGGACCACACATTTTTCTGTAGTGCTTTCTAATGTTTGACAAACTAGAACTTAATTCTGCGCTATTTAATCCTGAGATCTCTCTTAAATAGACAAAGACTGCACGTTTATTAAGATAGTCAAGTTTATTAGAGTTATCAAAGACTTGCTTAATGGCATTTATACACCTAATATCTTTTTCATCTTTGAGTTTAACTTTTATACAATCAGTCATTTCATGAAACATAGGCATAAACTTTCGTTTATCAATATTTTTTTCAAAGACTTCACTAATATCAGGCTCTATTCTATTGATTTGTTCTTTTTCAACTACAGAAAAATCTTCCAAATTATCAACTGAGATATTTTTTCTTGCATTTTTTGCTAATCTTCTAGAATGTATTGTTAGCCAGTTTTTTGCGACAACGTTAAAATAGGAGAAAGCCTTTGTACCATTTTCAGGCTTCCACTTATGAATTGTTTCAAATAAAAAAGTAACACAGTCATGTTTTAAATGATTAATGTCTTCTGAAGATGACTTAAATTTATACACTGATACGAGGTTATGTACAAGCTCAGAAAATGCTGGATGTATATAATTAGAGTATAAATAATCTTTTCTTCTTTT